GCATCCAAAGCGTGAGGTCCTGTGCCTCGCGTTCAACAAGAAGATCGCCGTGGAAATGCAGGAACGTCTACCCTCCACATGCAAGGCAATGACACTCAACTCCCTCGGCTACCGCACATGGGCGAACTCCCTCGGCAAGTCACGCTTGAACATCAACGTCAAGAAGGGCTATGAGATCATGTCCGAGGTGATCGAGGAACAGTCCCGCGCCGACAAAGACACTCTCTACAAGCAGATGGGGGAACTAATGCGGATCGTTTCCTTCGGCAAGGCCTGCGGCTACGTGCCCTCCGGCGAATGGGAGGACCGTGCGAAGCGGCTCATGGCCGATGAAGACTTCTTCGCGCACATTGAACAAAAGCTCTCTCCAATGGAGCAGGACGTAATCCGAGAGTGTAGCATCCGCAGCATCAAGCGCGCACTCAAAGGAGAATGCGACTTCGACGATCAACTTCTCATGCCGACAGTCTTCGGCGGTGCCTTCCCGCTGTTCAAGCTAACCCTCGTTGATGAAGCCCAAGACCTTTCCGCCTTAAACCACGCCATGCTCCGTAAGATTTGCGGCAAGCGCAGGCTCATCGCAGTCGGGGATCAGTGCCAGGCTATCTACGGTTTCCGAGGCGCGCATGAATATGGCATGGCCGCACTCAAGCGCGAGTTCGGCATGAAGGAACTAACCCTCACCATCAGCTTCCGATGTGCTCAGAACATCGTGAAGGCTGCACAGTGGCGCGCCCCACTTATGAAAGCTCCGGACTGGGCAGTCGAGGGTAACGTAGCCCACATTACAAACTGGGGTGCCGTTGACGTTGAGGAAGATGCGGCCATCATCTGCCGGAACAACGCTCCCTTATTCTCCCTTGCCATCAAACTCCTCCGCGATGGACGCCCCGCAGAACTCGGTGGTAAGGATGTGGTCCAACTCATCACCAAGATCATGGGTAAGTTTGGTGACGCTCGCATGGCACAGCAGGAAGTCCTCGATAAGATCGACGCATGGCTGGCGAAGGAGATGACTAAAACGAAGAGCCGTGCACACGCAGGACTCAAGGACCGGGCGGAGTGCATGAGGATTTTTGCAATGGAAGGTGATGATCTCGGAGGCGCGCTTCAATACGCGCGTCACCTCGGCGATCTACACAGCCCACTGAAACTCCTAACCGGCCACAAGTCCAAGGGGCTGGAGTTCGAGTCGGTCTACTTCCTCGACTCTTATCTAATCGGAGACGACGGACAGGAACCCAATCTCCGCTACGTCATCATCACACGAGCGAAGAATGAACTCACCTATGTAGCAAGCGATATGTACGGCTCGCCTATCGCAGCGTAGACCCATACCCCCGATGCTGGCGGCGATATGGTCCCGCCCTCCCTAAAAACATTGACAATTTCGCGAATATCGTTATTGTAAATCACGGCACGAACGCCGCAATTCACCAAGGAGTATTTACTAATGCCTGAAGTTAAAAATAAAGTCATCGACGGTGGCACTTACGCAATCTCTCAGCCGTATGAAGCTGGTCATGCCATCAGTGAGATCGAAGCCCGCGTTCTTAACCAGACCCGCGCTGAGAACATCGGCAACAACGTCCGCGCAAAGCTGAAAGAAATCGTCGCCACCAGCGAAGGCGAAGAATGGGGTGCCAAGAAGCTCGAAAACGCACTCGTCAAATGCGTTGGCGAAATCGACGCAGCGTATGAGTTCACCGCAGCGGCTGCCCGCAGTGCATCGAAACTCGATCCGGTCGAGAAGGAAGCCCGCAAACAGGGCCGCGAACTTCTCAAGGATCACCTTGCGCAGACTGGCCGGAAGCTTACCATCGCACCGGAAGGCGAAACCGAAGAGTCTTGGAAAGAGAAGATCGAAAGCGAAGTCGATCGTATCTCTGCTCTGCCTGATGTTATCGAGTCGGCTAACGAAGTCGTTTCGGCTCGTAAGTCTCGCGCTGATAAGATGCAAAGCGCCCTCGGTGGCGTGACCGTCTAAGAGCAAGCTACCCCTTAGCCCGCTCGGTTGCCCGCTGAAGATTGACTCCCTTCAGCGGGTAATTTTTCCCTACCACGGAGAACAATCATGCATCTTACCTTAGTCGGAGCTTCCTTCCGCGCCCGCGCAGACAAAGATATTCTGCGCGCGTCGTCAATGGGACAAGAACTCACCCTAGTACCCGATCCTGAGAATGCCTACGATCCAACCGCAGTCAAGGTACTCATAGACGAAGCGCACGTAGGCTTCCTTCCTCGCAACGACGCCCCGAGAATTTTCCACGCCCTTATGGGTGGCGATGAAGTCTCCGCCGTGATCGTAGCCTTTGAGTCCGCCCTCCGTCCTGTAATGGAAATCGAACTGTGAAAGAGAAGCTGCTCGAAATCCTCTACAGCGCGAACAATACTCCACTTGGAATTTGTGTAGAAGTAAATGACGCGGAACGCCTCCGCCAGAAACTCTACGCATTGCGCCGCGAATATAAAGGCGAGTTCGAGCAGCTTGCTTTCCTAATCAGCCCACTCAACGGCGCTGACCTTTGGATACTCAACAAGGAAAAAGCCGATGGCCCAGAGTGATACACTTCAAAAACATACACTGAACCTGCGGGCCGGTGACATGGAAAAGCTTCGTGAGTTCTTCCCCGACCTGCCCGCCTCCGGTCTGATCCGAACACTCGTAAGCCGTTACGTTGACGAGATAGAAGGCGACGAAGAAAACGCTAATGTAAAGGTAAACATATGAGCGACATTACTGAGTTATTCGCACGTGATCCCCTCAGCCTGTCCAAGCAAGACATTGAGGTCATCGTCACGAAGTTCCGCGAAAGCCGTAAGGCATTCAGCCTCGGCAACATGAAAGCTGGTAGCACCAAGCCGCCCACCGCGAAACAGAAAGCAACGGCTGACCTTCTTGCAAAGCTGGACAAGTCAGACGTTAAGATAAATATCTAAGGAGTCACCGATGCTTAAATCATTTGCCGAGGATGGGGTTCAGTTCGGCTGGGACAGCACCAGCATTAAATCAGCTGAAACCTGCCTGCGTTATTACTACTACAAGCATATCATCGGGTGGCAGCCGCGCCGTACCTCAGTCCACCTCCTATTCGGCGGCTGGTATGCAAAGGCACTCGAGGACTATCACTGCTACGTAGCTGGAGGTATGCCGCATGAGGAAGCCCTTCACGAGATCGTACAAGAAACCCTCGTCGAGACTTGGGTGTACGAGAACGACGAGAACGGCGATCCTATCCCCGGCACAGGCGAGGCATGGACAACAGATCACAACGCAAAGACTCGCGCCAACCTCATTCGCACAATCGTCTGGTACCTCGATCAGTTCGGGAAGGATGATACGTGCAGCACCGTGGTTCTAAGCGACGGCACCGCAGCGGTTGAACACAGCTTTCAGCTTGACGTAGACAACGGCGTCGTCCTCTCCGGTCACATCGACAGGCTCGTGGAGTTCAGCGGCAAGGTCTACGTGCAGGATCAGAAGACCACTGGCAACACAATCACGAAGCGTTTCTTCGATCAGTACAATCCCGACACTCAAATGTCAATGTACACCTTCGCAGGTCACGCCTTGTTCGGTACACCAGTCAGCGGCGTGATGATCGACGGGGCACAGATTGCAGTTGGCTTCACACGGTTCGAGCGCGGCTTCACTTACCGAGACAAAGCCTCCCTTAACGAATGGTACGACGAGGCAATGTTCCATATCGAGACTGCGCGCAAGGCAACACGCGAGCAATTCTTTCCGAAGAACACAAGCAGCTGCGGTAACTACGGCGGCTGTCAGTTTCGTCATGTGTGCAGCCGGGCACCCTCCGTGCGTGAGCAATTCCTCAAAGCGGACTTCGAGCAGAAGCCACGCTGGGACCCCCTGGAGTCACGCTAATGAACCGCGAAGTAATCCTACGCCTTGGCCCGCCTTCTCCCTCACTCGAGCGTCGCCTAATCAACGTGATCAAAGAGGACTACAAGATAACCGAGGTCGTAAGACAAAACCTCAAAGGCGAGTCGTACACCTACATAAAAATGGAGTCAAAGAATGCCGACGCTTGACCAACATCAGTCATCCAAGTACACAAAAATCCTGTACGTGGGCGACAGCAGCACCGGGAAAACCGGCAGCCTCGTGAGCCTTCTCGCAGCGGGTTACAAATTCCGCATCCTCGATATGGACAACGGCCTCGACAGTCTTGTGGCATTCGCCCGCAAGGAAAACCTCGACCTATCGGCAGTTGAGTTCGTCACCATCCGCGATAAATATAAAAGCACAAAGAGCGGCCCGAAAATTGACGGGACGCCTCGCGCATTCGTCGAGGCAATGGACGTAATGACTGAGTGGTCTGAGGTCGAAGACGACAAATGCATCTTCGTGCTCGACAGCCTCACCGCATTCTCCCGAGCCGCCTTCGCATGGGCAAACAACCTCAACCCAACAGCCAAAGACAAGCGCCAGATTTTCGGCGTGGCTCAGGGTGCGGTCGAGGATGCCATAGCACTCATCACCGGCGAGTCGTTCCAAATGAACGCCATCGTCATCAGCCACATCAACTATCAGGAGTCCGAGCAAGGTGTCACCAAAGGCTACGCGCAAGCAGTAGGCAAGGCACTCGGCCCAATCCTTCCGCGTTATTTCAATACCATGCTCATGAGTGAAACCACTGGGCGAGGCGAGAAGACAAAGCGAAAGATCAAGACAATGCCAACTGGTATCGTGGACCTCAAGGCTCCCGTCCCCGGCATTGCAGCAGAATTTCCTCTGGAGACTGGCATGGCAGAAATCTTTGCGTGTCTCCGTGGTGAAAAGGGTTAATGGTTCTACCCGCAGCTAAACGAACCAAATTCCAAGGAGTATATTATGCCTGATTTTTCCAGTATCCTGAACAAGAAAGCCGAAGACATTGAGAAGCCAGCGCTTCCACCACAGGGCACGTATCGCTTCGTCATCACCAAGGTTCCTGAGTTCAAGGAAGTTGGCGGCGGCGACTGGGATATGATGACTGTCCTCGTCCAAGCTGTTGAGGCGATGGACAACGTGGATATGGATGACTACAAAGGCGCGGTGTCCGGCATCCGTCTGCGTAAGTCTTTCCTATTCAACAAGAACGACGAGGACGAGTTCGGACGCACCGAATACCAAGTGCGCAAGTTCCTCGAAAATCACGTCAGCGTTCTCCATGGTGACATGTCGATCGGCGAAGCATTGAACGCATCGAAGGGCGCTGAGTTCCTCGGTGATGTTATATGGCGCGAAGATAAGCGCACCGAGGGTGAGTTCCAAGCCGAAGTTGGACTCACCGCTCCAGTCGATTAAGAGGTAGGAGGTCCGCCTCCTCGAGTGCCGCAGACTAATTAACTCAAGCCACCCGCAGTTCTCCGTTCTGTAAGGCTTGGCGTGAAATCAGCCGGTGAGTTAGGTTACAGTCTGCGGCATTTTTATAAAGGACTTACGATGAAGCTATTCGTATTCACAAAAAACGGCTGGCTCACAGCCACCTCACAATTCAGCACTGACCTACAAGTCGCCCGCAGCTTCTCCCGTGTAGATGCGATTGCGACTTGTCTTCGTTTTAAGAGTAACGGCGTTGTAGCTGTTCCGGTGCGCGAAGAAGATTTGGAGTCTATGTTATGACCAGCGCTAATTTTTCCTCCTATCCCGTTGAGGATATAACCATCAACCGCGAGTCCCGCCAGCGGAAAAAACTCACAGGGATCGACGAGCTGGCAGACAGCATCAGTCGCATTGGCCTCATCAATCCAATTGTTGTGGACCGGGAGGGTGTGTTGATCGCAGGTGAGCGTCGGCTTACCGCTTGCACATCACTCGGGTGGGACAAGATAGCCGTTCAGTTCTCGGACGATCTCGACGAGTACACATTACAGTGTATTGAGTTTGAAGAGAATGTAAAGCGAAGTGACCTCACGTGGCAGGAAGAAGTCAACGCAGTCGCCCGCCTCCATGCTTTGAAGCAGGATAACGAGGAAGATTGGTCGGCCAGTGACACAGCCGCGTTCATTGGCGCAAGCCCTGACTACGTTGAGAAGCGCCTGCAAGTATCACGCGCTATGGAAAACGAAGTTGTGTCCGGTGCAGAGACATTCTCAACTGCACACAACATCACCAAGCGTGAAGGCGAGCGCAAGCGGGCCAACGCATTACTCGAGGCGACTAAATCAGTTGACCGTGTTGTGACTGGCGTAGAGTCGGATCAATCCACGGCAGCCGAAGGCACCTCACGGGAAGAGCGGAAGTCCCCTTCGATACCGCTGGTAAACGAAAGCTTTCTCGAGTGGCAGTCCACCTACACAGGACAAAAATTCAACCTAATCCACTGTGACTTCCCTTACGGCATCAACGTAGCAGACTCACCCCGCATGAGCGCGGGCATCGCAGATCACTACGAGGACAGCCCTGATATTTACTGGGCACTGGTCAGCGCGCTTGGCCTTGCTATGGAGAATGTGGTCTCCGAGAGTGCGCACTTAGTATTCTGGTTCAGTCCTAAATACTATTGCGATACCAAGGACGCACTCGAACGCATGGGCTGGAAGCTAACCGACTACCCCCTCATTTGGCACAAGTCAGATGGAGCTGGTGTAGCCCCCGATGCACAACGAGGTCCGCGTAACACATATGAGATGGCATTCTTCGGAGTGCGTGGCGACCGTAAGATAACCGCACGAGGCACTAAGTCCAACAGCTTCGCATTCCCTGGTAATCGTAGAGTCGGATCAATCCACGTCAGCGAAAAACCTTATCCAATGCTTAGCCATTTCCTCTCAATGCTTTGTGATGACTACAGTCACGTGCTTGATCCCACTTGCGGGAGTGCCAACGCCCTTAAAGTTTCCGAAGACCTCGGCGCAGCCCGTGTACTCGGCATCGAGCAACTCCCTGATTTCTACACAACCGCCTGTGCGAACTGGGACAAGCGAGGATGAGCCTAGCGATAGTAGGTGAGGCACTCACAGATAGAGACAGTGACGAGGGACTTCCGTTCTCCGGGGCGGCAGGCTGGCACCTTGATAACATGCTGGCAGCTGCTGGCATAAGTCGGCGCGAGTGCCTCACCACAACTGTCTTTGACTTTCGTCCTCGCGCCGGAGACGTGAAGCATTTGTGCGGACCTAAGCCGCAGGGCATTCCCGGACGCGAACCATTACTCAGGGGTAAGTATGTCAAACGAGAATATGCGGGACAGCTTGAGCGTCTTGATAAGCAAATCGCTGACGCAGACCCTAACGTCATCCTTGCTCTCGGACCTACTGCTCTTTGGGCACTCACCGGTGAAATGGGAATTAAGGCTGCGCGTGGAGTCACCCGGCTTTCTGGAGGTGGACGAAAAGTCGTTGGTACATATGCTCCGGGAGCCGTCATTCGCCAGTGGAAACTCCGCCCCATCGTGGTTGCAGACATGCTCAAAGCCTCACGTCAGTCGGAGTTTCCTGAATATATCAAGCCTCTCCGTCGCATCCACATTCCCGAGTCCATCCGCGACATACTCGACTTCGAGCAGCAACACTTCCTTAAAGCTGCCCGCCTCAGCTGCGACATTGAAACAAAGCAGGAGCAGGTTACTTGCATCGGGTTCTCACCGCACCCTTCCCTCGCCCTTGTCATACCCTTCTTTAAGCATTCCGGAGAGAACTACTGGAAAACAAGAGAAGAAGAACTCATGGCGTGGAGTATGGTAAGGAGGTTTCTCGCAGAGTACCCTACGCTCTACCAGAACGGCGTCTATGATATGAGTTACAACTGGCGTGTCTACGGCATACCAACTCTCAACAACTGCGATGACTCCATGTTAATGCACCATGCGTTACAGCCTGAAATGGAAAAGGGTCTTGGCTTTCTCGCATCCCTCTATACCGAAGAACCATCATGGAAGCATATGGGCAAAGGACTGAAGCATGACTGATATGTTTGAACAAGAAAACTTAGACCAGAGGCTTGTAGGGTCACGCGCAATCCAACAGGAGCTTCGGCAATTCAAACTATTGCAGCACCTCAGCGATGCGGACGTAGCCTTCCGTATGGCCACCTCCCTCAACGGAGTCCGTAATCTCCGCAAGTCACGCAACCAGCTTGATCGTCCTCTCTACGACACAAATATCTCATACAACATTCGCGTCATCCTTGGTGAGCGTGGCATCAAAACAACAGGCGAGTTGTTCAAGCTATCCGACAAAGACCTGAAGGCTATCCCACTCCTCGGCCCTTCCCGTGTGGAAGAAATCCGTGAAGGGCTGAAGGTGTTCTTTGGATGAGAGTCATTGACACGTCAACAGTAGATATGCAGGCGCTTAACCGCGACGATAATTACTGGGTATATAACGGCCTCGACAACTGCCTTACACTAGAGATAGTTGAGACTCTTGAACAGCAGCTTGATCCAGTAACCGAAGCCGTGTACCGTCTATCCATGTCACTGCAGGCACCTATTATCGAAATGAACCTGCGTGGTATTAAAGTCAACCACAGGCGCAAGTACCTGATCGTAAAGCAGTTTGAGAAATCCGTTGCGCGGATCGAAGAGCAGCTCTACACCATCGTGCACAACGGAGTTGGCATGACGGAGTTCGACAACTGGCGTTCGCCTAAGCAAACCAAGGAACTTTTCTACGATGTACTAGGACTTCCTGTACAGAAGAAGCGCAACAGCAACGGCTCATTCGCCCCCACCACAGACGAGAAAGCCCTCGAGCAGCTATCAATGCACTTCCTTGGTGAGCCTCTCGCTAACCACCTGCTCGCATTACGCGGACTAGGGAAGAGCCTCGGCTTCCTTCGCACGAAGATTGACAGGGATGGGCGTATGAAAACCAGCTTCAATATTGCTGGGACAAACACCGGACGCTTCGCCTCAAGTGCATCTGATTTCGACACAGGCACAAACTTACAGAATGTGGCATCGGCCCTGCGTAGTGTGTTCGTAGCCGACACAGGTAAAGTTATGTGTAACATCGACCTCGAGCAGGCTGACAGTCGCAACATGGGAGCGCTTGCATGGGAGAAGCTTCTCACCGCAGATGCAGACCGCATCACTGACTTACTAACTCGGCGCAGCAAGAAAACCCCACACTGGAACCCACGCCTTCCTTGGACCGGTCCCGTCGGTGCTGAGTTCGCGGGCGCTTACCTAGACGCTTGCGAGTCCGGTGACCTCCACACAGCAGTTACGAAAATGGCACAGCCTGACCTCGCATGGGGCACGAAGGATGACCGAGCCATAGCGGATGAAATCGCTTTCAAGACTTACTCCCATCGGTTCCTATCCAAAGGCATCGGGCACGGCAGCAACTATATGGGAACTCCCCCCACCATTGCGAAGCAATCCCGCCTCCCGACAACACTCGTCAAAGAATTTCAGGTGAAGTATTTCGACGCCTTCCCCTGCATCCCTGCGGTGCAGCAAATTATCCTAGATGAACTCGCAGCTACCTCATGCCTAACAACACCACTCGGCAGGCGTCGGTTCTTCTTTGATCGGGCTGACGCAGGTAACACACAACGAGAGGCTGTCGCTTTCATGGGCCAGAGTATGACTGCGGATGAACTCAACCAAGGCTTGATGCGTTTATGGCGTACCGGACTCGTTGAGCTTCTGGTTCAAGTACACGACAGCATTCTCTTTCAATTCGATCAGCGTCGTATAGACGAGATCGTACCTATAGCACTTGAAGCGATTGGAACAGAGATGACATTGCGAGGGGGCCGTGTGTTCCGTGTTGGAACGGAGGCAATGCTTGGATGGAACTGGGGGTACGGAGGTAAGGACAATCCCGATGGCCTGTCAACATGGCACGGGAAAGAAACCCGTAAGCGTCAAGAGAAAGAATTCAAGCTGAGTGCGAGTGATCTCTAATGGCACGTAAGCTTACTTCCTTTGTTGATGGCTTCCTTAAGTATACGGAAGGACGAGGTTCTCCTAGTCTTTACCGTAAGTGGACAGGCATCTTCATCGTAGCGTCAGCCCTCGAGCGACGTTGCTGGATCACAACAAACAAAGGGCAACTGTTCCCTAACAAGTACGTCATCCTCACCGGCCCGGCTGGTGTGGGTAAGAGCCTTTGCACTCGCATTGCACATGACCTGCTGGAAAGTCTACGCACACCGGAGACCCCGTTCTTCATTGCACCAACGTCAGTAACTAAAGCCTCACTCATCGACAGGCTTGACGAGGCCTCACGGAGAATTGTGCGGCCGACAGAGACTCCGAGTGTGGTTCAATTCAATTCCCTTCAAATTGTTGCTAATGAGTTCGGTGTCTTTCTCCCTGCGTGGGAGGCTGAGTTCATGAACACACTCACAGACCTCTGGGATTGCGGACGGTACGCGGAGAGTCGTCGTACAGGCAACACGAAGCTGGAGATTCCCAACACGCAGCTTAATCTTCTGAGCGCAACCACACCCGCTCAGCTTATGAACCTACTGCCAGAGGGTGCATGGGAACAAGGCTTCATGTCCCGAGTTCTTCTCGTCTACTCTGGCGAGACAGCTTTCACCGATCTGTTCGCGGAGCTGGACATAGACGGGAAGCTTTACACAAGTCTCGAGACAGACCTCAAAGATATATATAAAATGTACGGGGAACTGGAGGTAGACTTGGAGACGCAAGAAGCGTTGAACGCATGGGGCCGAGCTGGAGGACCGCCTGTTCCTGAACACCCCAAGCTAGTTACCTACCGTCAACGTCGGATCGCTCACCTACTTAAACTATGTATCATCAGCGCAGCCTCATGCAACAGCGATAAGATCATCACCATTGACAACTTCGCAGAGGCTCTTGATTGGTTGGTAGAACTCGAAGGCGCAATGCCTGATGTGTTCAAGTCACTTAAGGTCGGGGGAGATGCTCGTGCAATCGAAGACTGTATGCACTACATATTCCAGAAGTACCACAAGCTAGGCAAGAAGCCAGTGCCAGATCATATGATAGTTGCGTTTCTCCAAGAACGTGTACCCGCCCATAGCGTCGACAGGATACTCGACGTAATGGAGCGGGCACGGCTGATTGAAAAACAGATAGCGGGCAAGGGAACGGGGTTCATTCCACTCGCCCGGCGAGATGATTAGAAGATACCGAGAAACTTAGGCTTGGCATCTTCAATCGCTTTCCGATCACGCTCTTCACAGCGGGCAATGATCCCAACTGAGTCAGCTGTTCGACTATTCGCTACCTCGAGGTTGCCTGTTTGCGCCACACCGAAGTTGATCCACCCTTTAAGGCGGTCCAGTTCATCGGTGACCTCGGGGGGAAGCGGGGCATTCCCAACACCAGCTACCCATTCAGAGGGCACAAGTGACGAGCAATCTGCCTTAGTCGCATAGACCGAATTGCTCACACAGCCCGTCACGGCCAGCGCTATCGGCGCTATCAGTATCATTCGCTTGATCAACATCATTCTGAACTCCCTCAACATTACCTTTTGTTTCATCTGCGCCAGCTTGGTTATCACCGACAGTCTCGACAGCATCTTTCCCGCTTTCAATAGCGGCGCTGCCTTGTCCGGTGGTTAAGTCAGCTACTACTTTCGCATCCCCAACAAAGAAACTCTGCAGGGAAAAATAAAGGATAGCAGCAATTACAACACCACCACCAACCATAACTGCAAGACGCCACGGTGCAGGTATCAGGTTAAATAGTTTCATTCAAACAACTCCTCATCCGGTTCTGCCATTTTAGGTTCAGGCTTCGG